CGGCTTCAGCTGCGGCGTTAGCCGCTGCCACCATTTCATTAATGCCGCCCGGCCCCGTAATCAGGTCTGTAGTACCGGCTACCAATTCGGCGGCAATAGCGGCGCCTGCGTCACCGCCAGCTTCAAGCACATATTTTAGGGCGTCTTGGCTTAACCCGCGTTGCAACAAAATTTGCAGGTTTGCCGCATACTTTTTAATGCCCTCTACCTGATCTTTCAGGTTTTGCATAAAGGTTTTGCCGTTGTCATCAATGAGCTTGTAAGCGTCACCAAATGACAACGCCGCCAATACGCCTAGCTTTACGGTGTCTTTAAATGCGGTAAATGCGTCTTGAGCGCTTTGCAAATTGGCTTTTGCGGTCTCTAGCGCTGTGGTCAAACCGTCTTTTACTTGTTTGCCAAAATCAATGACCTTTTCGGTAGCGCCACCTGCGCCGCCTACCTTGTCGCTGAATTTGCCGGTCTCGAATGTGGTGATACCAAATGATCGGGCTAAACCCTCTAGGCGGCTTGATTGTGTAGCCAGCAAATTTATGTTGCGCGAAAGGCTGGCGTTTAGTTCTACACAACGCCCGTTAATTTCAATGTACGCTTTGCCGCCTGCCCTAATAATGCCATTGTTGGCGGCTTGTGCGGCTGTGGCTTGCGGCAGCTCATTATTCAGCCGTTTCATTTGCACTACGTAAGTAGCCAACGCTGCTGCGCCTGCCGCAACCGTAATTATTCCAATGCCCGTAGCGATCTGCACCGCGGTAAATGACGTAGCCAACGCAAAATTAATACCTTTAGTAATAAGCGCAATAGCGTTATATGCGGCGTACGCCACTTTTGTTGCGTAAATAATGCCAGCCAATGTGCCAAGCGTTGCCGCCAACGCAACTACCACGCCCGCATTTTTAGCCAAAATATCCACCACGTTGATTAGCACGCCTACCAATTTTTCGGCAACCGGCAACAGCTTTGCCCCTATCGTTTCTTGCAGCTCTCCAAATTGAATAGACAGCGTTTTAAACCTGCCAGCCGTGGTGTTAGCTGCCTCTGCTGCGGCACCGCCTGTGGTCTGTGCCACTTGCTGCATAATCTGATCGAATGACGCGCCGCTCGCAATTGCGTCACGTAATGACGGGTCAAGCTTGGCTAGCCCTTTTGTTTGACCGTTATAGCCCTTGGCTACCGCGTCTACGGCTGTCGCTAGATCGCTATTAGTAGCTACGGCTAGGTCTTGGGCGCGGCGCAACAAGGTTTGCGACGTTTGTAGGTTCCCGGTGGCGTTAACAAGCTGTGCAAGCGCTGGGCGTAGCTCATCATCAGCCATAGCGGTTGCCCGCGACAAGCTGCTAATAAATGCCTCTGTTTCAGCTACCTGAGCTTTTGTAGCCCCGGTCTGGCGTTGCAACACGCCCGCTAGCTGATCTTGCGCCGCTGCGTCTTGTATCGCCGCGTTAGTAGCAAATCCGGCAGCTGCCGCCAAACCAACAAGCGCTACACCTGCTGGCCCTGCGGCTTTCTCTAAACCAAATTGCGCCTTTTCGCCCGTGGTCTTGAGCTGCTCAAATTGTTTTACAGCCTTGTCTATGCCCTTGCTGTCAAAATCGCTAATAATTGGTATGCGGATAGCCATTACATCACCAAATTCTTATTGACCTGTTGCATTAAATCCTCAACCACTTTAAATAAACGCTGGTCTACCTCTGTACCGTTTTTCAAATATTGGGGCCACATGACGCGAGACGGTGGCCCGAACATTGCCTGTATTTGGTCAACAAATCTGCCGCCCTGCGGATTACGCCCGCCCTGTTTGCCTGCCATGTCAACGATTGCGGCGGCTGCGTCTCGCTGTTCGATACGTATTACCGATACATTTTTTTTGCTGGTATCAATTTTGAGCTGTACGCCTTTACGGGCTTTTGCCTGATCGTAGGGGAATTTTGGGCGCCCGCGTTGTGTCCAATTACGCGCCATGCCGCTTAGGTATTTATCCGGGTATGCGTTTTTAATGGCGTCAGTAGCCGGTTTTACAATGTCTTTAGCGCGAGCGTTAATCTCTTTGCGTAATGCCGGGTCAATTTGGTTTAGCTCTTTTAGCGCTTCTTTGACCCCAAATACTTTAATAGTTGTGGTCATCTCTGCGCCGCCTTGTTCAATATGTAATTAACAGTAGCCAAATCACGGCTATCAAACGGGATTTCAGGGGGCCAAAACCCGGTAGCTGCTAACAAATGAGCTAGTTGGCGGCGGTAGGTGCCGCTTCCGTAGGGTTTGGGTCGGTGTGATCAATCCCCTCGATCTCCATATCAGGATTGTTTTGTAGCCATTCTTTCCATGTGGTTTCTTTAATCAGGCGCCCGGATTGCTTGAACATAAAAAACGCCCATGCGCACAGATCGGTTGCACCTACGCCGCGCCCGTCACTTAGTTTGCGGTTTTCGGTTCTTTCCCATTCGGTAATGCACAATAGGTTTGTGGTTACCTCAATAGGGGTATCGCCCGGTTTAAGGGTTACTGCCAATTTGATTTTCATAACGCGCCTTTCTGTCTAATGATTATTGGTTAAATCAGGGCGTGACGTCTTGGCTAAATGTGCCACCTGTGAATTCGATATCAATGGTTGACAGCTCGCCAAGCGCCATGTTTGCCACCGGCAGGCTTGGCATAAAGGTTGACGTGAGCGTCAGAACCGGGTTGGTGGCGCTGATTGCGGCGTTGCTGGGCTTGATTTCTACGGTTACTTGCGTGCCGACAAGCGCCAAAAGCGTTGCGTACGTTTCAGCGGTTGCGTAGCTGTTGTACATGGTCAGCGTGCAGGTGTTGGTTTCCAAACCTTTAACGTAGGTGCGGGCGAGGCTGCCGAACGTGGTTTCCTCTAACGTGTCATAGGCAACCGTCATGACGGCTGCGGTGCATTGATCGCCCAGCTCTACGCCGCCTACTTTAACGCTGGCTGGGTTTGCAAGATATGTGCTAGTTGCCATTGGAATTCTCCTCTGTGGTCTCTGGCTTTACTTTACGCCCCTTGGCGGGCTTTTTGGTGGATACTTTCTCGCTAATCGCAATAAAGCCGCCTGCTAATAGGCGTTGTGCGTCAGCTTCGCTAGCGGGCGTAAACGGCTCGCCCGGTACGCCAACACGCGGGCTAACTACTACGTACGTCATGCGGTTTGGGCTTGCATTTCTGCGGTTAGTTCATATGCCGGTACGGTTACCCCGCCAATGTCAAGGGTTAACGGGCGCCCAGCGGTAATAGCCACGTTTTTACCTAACACCTGTGCGGCAGTATGTAACAGCGAGCGCATAGCGTCAAGGTTGCCCGGCCCTAATGTCACAATTTGTATAGGGTACGTCATTTTTACAATGTTGTAGTTAAATGCCGTAAAGCTGGGGGCGCCGATCATGGCACAGGGCGGCACAAGGTTTCGCGGGTCGGTCACTACTTGTAGCCCGGTGACCGTACCCAAAAACGTTGCCAGATCGTCTAGCGCTTCGTTAAATAGGTCGGTGTAGGCAACGGGCATTACGCCACCTGTGGGCGGTCAATACCCAACAGCTGTTTAATCATGGGTGATAGCCCGATAGTTGGAGCTGTACCCATTTCGTTAAATGACGCAAACACATCTACGCTGCCCCTAGCTCGATACAGGGCGCCGCCCCACATGATCGTACCTAGGGTTACGTCAGCGCTAGGGCTTGTGGTCAAGCTGTCAAAATACCCAGCCTCTACACGCCGCCTAAACGCCATTTGGTTTACAGCTGCGGCGCATTGCGTCAAAAACGTAGTATCAGCTGCGGTAGCGGTGCCAATGCCTAGCCAATCCTCAATTTGTGTAGCGGTAATCCATGTGCAAGTAGGGGTAAACGTCAAGGTGCCGGTGCTGGCTGTGCGATCAACGTTGGTACCTGTGCAGGCAAATAGCACCTGATTTGGTACCGGTACGTCAACGTTGTAGAGCGGGTCTCCCTCGCTGTCTACGCCGATAAATTCGTATTGGGGTAGCGCATACACGGTGAACGTGCCGTTAAACGGTGCGCCTACGCCCGCTACTACGATTGACCGCCCTACCTCTAATTCGTTAGCGGTGAGCGTTTGCAATACCGCGTAATTATCGGTCAGCTGTTTAAACGTGACGGTATAAACCGCCATTGTTAGCCTCTTTTCGAATTAGCTAACGACAATGTATTTAACCATATTGCTATCAGCAATAAAGGTTGCCACGTAGCCGTAGTAGCTGAATTGGCGGCCCAACGTGCCGGGAACCTCTACGGACATAATGCCGCGCACCTGTTCGTAGAATTCGCAAGCCGAACCACGGGCCACGTACAGCGTGCCGCTAGCGAAATTGCGATCAGCGACAAGGTTCAAACCGAATGGGTTAAACGTGTTGGCAACGGTGATATTTGCCGAACCCAAACCATTTACGCCCATAAGACCTGCTGCGCCAACGTACGGGAATATTGGGCGCTTGTCTGCGTCAAGCTGGCTGCCCAATTTCTGCCACACGTCAGGTGAAACAAACACATGATCAGGCAAGAAATTTGTTGCGTTGAGAATGTCGGTAGCCGCGTCATACATTGCCGCGATAAGCGTTGACGGGTCATTGGCGGTTACTGTCCACGTGCTGCCTGACGCGCTCGCACCGTTGGTAATTGCGTCAGCTGCGACGTTATCGCTAGCCAACATATATTGCCCAACCAAATCCTGCAAGATAATTTCCATTGCCGCGGGTGACGTAAAGTCAATGTCCTGTACGGACAGCGTGACGCTGCCGCTAAGGGTGGTTTTGCTAACCACGTTTGCCGCAATTTGTGGGCTGGTTGCGCCACCGGTGCCCAATTCGCTTGATTGTGCGGCAACCGCTGGGTGCGTTGTCCACGTTGGGCGAATAAACGTTTTCTGGTTTCCACCGTCAGGCATTGCACGCGCACCAATGGCAGCAACCACAGGGCGAACGTAATTGAGGTTTTGAAACACAGGCCCCAACACGGGCTGGCTGAGCAAGCCGGGCGTATTTTCAGTATTGGTGTTGCCACCGGTGCCGGGCGCGGCTTGAATTGCGCTGCGCTTGCTTGCTGCAAATTCTGCGGCTGCTGCTGCAACGTTGCGGAATGTTTCGCCGCCAATGTGCATTGCCGCCAAATATTCGGCTGCGGTTGGCATATCGTATTTGCGCTTCGGCTGCGCTGGCAGCGCTGGCGTTGGAATTGCGGCCTCAACGATTGCAGGGGCGGTTTCGGTAGTCATGGGTGTTTTCTCCTGTTCGGTCACGGTTTCATTATGGCGTATTGGTGTAGGGGTTTGGTGGATACTTGCGGCTACTTGGGTGATCGGGGCGGCGTCACCAAAAGCGCCTACCGGCACTAGCGACAGCTCTACCCAATCCGCCGCTTCAATAATCATGCGGTTTTTTTCGTCATAGCTAAATTTTGTGGGGTTTACCCCTACGGATACCTGATCGATAGTGCCGTCAGCTGCCATTACTAGGGCGTCATTACCTAACGTGGTTTGGCTAATTCGGGCGGTAAATAGCATGGCTTGTTCGGTGTCTACGCGCTCAGTAACTACGCCTACCGGCTGGCTGGCGTCATGGTACATAAACAGCCGGGGCGCTTTACCGTCTACCGGCAAGCTGCCCGGCATAAACATAACCTCTGTATCGTCATTGACTACAGCAAACGTGTTATACGGTACGGCTACGCCTGAGATTGTACGCCGCGGCGCTTCCTCGCCCTTAGCGGCGTCTACGGTAAATTCCCCTGCTACTAGTTTCAACATAATTGCTACCTTTCGGCTAATTGTTCTTGGCTGTTTTCTTGCGGTTCGTCTGATTGATCGGCTACGTAGTTTTCCTCTAGGTAATCGTCAGCGTCAAATTCGACGTAGGTGCCTCGCGGTAGCACGTTGTCCATAGACAATGTTTGTGCTATTGCTTCAGCATAAATTTTGACGCCAAAAATCCACAGATCGGCGCGGGCTTGCTGCGCTGATTGGTACGAATATGCACCGGTTGACACGCCTACCAAATATGGTGGCACGTTGGCTAGGCGTGCAGCTTCAAGCGCCTGATATTGTGAGCTTTCAATTAATAGCATTTTGTCTGGGCTTGTAGCGGTTTCCTGATATTCCAAATATTCGTTTAGTGCCGCGGTTTGATTGGTTGCGCGTGCTGCGTTGAATGACGCCGCCAAATCTGCTAGTTCTTGTGCGCTTAACGGTTCGCCGCCTTTTTGACGTAACACGCCCGCGGGTATTGCTGACGACGCATTACGGTTACGTGCAGCTTCTAGTTTTAGTGCTGTTTCTACTGCGCCCGGTGCAGAATAAATAAGACCTTGCGCGGGGCTAAGAAATTGCACTAGGTCTTTGGGGTCTAATTGTCCACCGTTAAAAAACACTTGTTGTGACGGTGCAAACCACACAGGCCCAACCATGTCGGTAGTAGTGATTGACCCGGCAGGCAAACGGGTGAAGCTGGCTGGGTAGCCGTCAGCGGTACGGCTGGTGATATACCAAAAAGCGCGCCCAAAAAATAGGAGATCGTCAAACGTCCAGCTCATAATAAATTGGTACGGTACGGTTGGGTCTGGGCGGCGTAGCCATGTGCGCGGTGCTAATGGCATTTTTTCCATTTCGTCACCGTTCCAAATTTCGTTATACATTTTCAGCGGCATACAGCCGATAACGCTTGCCATGAGATCGCGGGCGCGGTTAATGGTTGGCACGCTGACAGCTCGATTGCGTGCGTCTCCCTCTTGGTAGGTGTAGTACTGCCCAATCATTTGGGCGCCTAGCCCGCCGCTGTTTGCCGAATAGCCGCCACCGTATGCGCCAGCTGCGGCAGCTTTTGCAGGTGCCGGGCTAATTGCAGCTTTTGTGGTGCGGTTAAATAATCCCATAGGTCAAGTATGGCGTAAATCTGTCGGGGAGTAGTGGCATGGGGATTGGCTGCACCCGACAGAATGGGAGTTGAAACCCCCATGCCACCGGGTCACAGCATAGTTAACCGGCAACTACCAAAAACGGTTTACCTGACGATTTCGGTTTGCTTGCTAACGCGGTTGCCCATACTGCGCACCGCGCTAGCTCTATCGGCCCCGGTGATCGTTGCGAGCTGAGCGCAATACTGTTTTGTGACCTGACGGCTACGGCTCTTTGAATATGTTCAGCCAGCATGGTTGAGCCGTCATGCAAAACCATACCCTGCCGGATTAATTGGCGTACGGGGTCTGTCCATTTGACCATTTCCCCGTAGCCGACTACCTGTTTGCGGCGCTCATATTCGATAGGCCAATGCAGGTCTATTGACGGGGTTACGGCAAACGTTATTTGCGGGTTTTGTAAGTATGGTTTGGCGGCTTGCAGCATTTCGGCGTAGGTGTTGCATACAAACGCCACGGTAAGACAGGTGCGCCCGTCAGGTAGTGGCACAGCTCGCAAACCAAAATAGCGGCTTTCGTCTACGCTGTTTTCAATGGCTAATACGCCGCCATTGGGTAGCGGGTCGGTGTATTCCAATGCGGGCCACGTGCCGGGCTGTAACCAGCCTTGATCACTAGCTACCCACACATTTACTGACGCCCTCAAGAATTGGGCGCGGTCTGGGTTTTGACTTTCGCCCACAATGACGGCTGGGGTAAGTGTGGTGCCTAATGCCGGGTTACCCCAGCCCCATGCGTCAGGGGTCATGGGGTCTAAATCTGGGGGCGGTGACCATTCGGCAAAGTAAAACGCGCTGGGCTTGTTTTCGTCTATTGCTCGCATACCTTGTTCCCGCCATTTCAACAATGCGCGGCTGCGCTCTGTGCCAGCGGTTGACCACATGGATAGCAACGGGTTTTTTTTGGCTCGCTGAGACGGAATTAGACCCCCGTCTATTACCTCGCTGCTGATATCCCAGATTTCATCAGCCACGATCAGATTAGGGCTAATGCCGTGTCCACCTGACGGGCCAGCGGCTCGAACTATCCACCGGGAACCGTCAGGCATAGTAGCCATATTGCGCCCGTACGCCCGCATTAATTTGGCGTCATACTGCGTTTCTAAAATTGGGGCTAGCTCATCAAACAGCATTACCGCCAAATCAAGCCGGTGAGCCGTAGATAGCACTAATTGTTTCTCGCCCCTAATTTTGGGCATTTCGCATAACCAAAAACCCGTCAAAGCCATGAGCGCCACCGTTTTACCGTTTTGCCGGGCAGTAGACGTCAGCGCCGTACGGTGCAACAAATCCAAATTATCGTCATACGCCAATTGACCCGTCAACGTATGCAGCTGCCACGGCATAAGAGTTACCCCCAATACCCGTTTTGCCCAGCCCCCCAGCTCCACAGCGAATGAACCGGCATGATCCGCCACAGGCGTTTCTAGTCTGGGCTGATCGTGACCAATCACCGCTAGTTCCGGCTGGTTGACCCTTTCGGATACAGACAAGAT